TTATAGTAATGGAATGTATGAGAGAGAAATGTTTAGTTTTAAAGGATTTATTACAAAAGAACGAAATACACATTTAGAACACTTAGAAGACGATATAATAAACAAAGGTTCTAAAGGTGGTAAAAACGCAGTTAACTTCTTAAAGTCAATAAGAAACATGCTTGCTGGGTCATCTAGCAAAAAAGTTAATATGACAGTGAAGTGGGACGGCGCACCTGCTATAATATGTGGTATTGATCCAGAAAACGGCAAATTCTTTGTCGGCACAAAAGCTGTATTCAACAAAACACCTAAAGTAAATTACACTAATTCAGATATAAGAAAAAATCACTCAGGTGAATTAGCAAACAAACTATCAATCGCATTAAAAGAATTATCAAAACTAGGTATCTCAGGTGTACTACAAGGCGATTTTCTATTTTCAAAATCAGATTTAAAAACAGCAAACATAGATGGTGATAGTATGATTACTTTCACTCCTAATACTATTACATATGCTGTACCTGTAAACTCATTAATAGCTAGAAGAATTACTAGAGCAAAAATGGGTATAGTATTTCATACATCATACTCAGGTAAAACATTATCATCAATGACGGCAGGTTTCGGTACTGTAAGAGGTAAATCGGGTATATCGTCTGTATTTTTAGCAGACGCTGCTTACAAAGATGTATCAGGTAGTGCCAAGTTTACTAAATCAGAGTTAAGTAGTTTTGACGCTTTAATTAGAAAAGCAGAGGGATCACTTTCTAAAGCTTCTCCTATCTTAGATGAAATGAGTAAGTCTACCTCAGATCAGTTTTCAATAGGTTTTAGATTAAAAACATTTTTTAATTACTACATTAGAAATAGTAAAGGTGGTATGGCAAAAGTTAGAACACTACAAGAAATGTTTAGAAATTATTATGAGGCATTTGTACAACAAGAGATAGACGCTAGAAAAACTGAAGCAGGTAAAGAAAAATATAGAGCAATACTAAAAAATGGTTTAAGTTTTATAGACAAAAATCAAAGTGCTTTAGTTATGGCAATAGCTTCTCACGTTAGTTTACAAACATGTAAAAATTCTTTAGTATCAAAACTATCACAAATACAAAGTATCGGACATTTTTTAAGAACACCTAACGGTTATAAAGTTACGGCACCAGAGGGTTTTGTTGCTGTTGATAAAGGTAATGCTGTTAAGTTAGTAGATAGATTAGAATTTAGTAGAGCAAACTTTACTGCTGAAAAAGATTGGGTAAAAGGATAATGAAATTAAGACAATTAATTAGAGAGACAGACTTTGAAAAAATGCTTAATGAAGGTGTTTATGACCCAGGTATATTTAAAGCATTTTTCTTAGCAGGGGGTCCTGGCTCAGGCAAATCATTTGTAACTGCTAGTGCTTTTGCTGGTACAGGATTAAAAGTTGTAAACTCTGATAATGCTTTTGAAAGAGGTTTAAAAAAAACAAACTTGTCATTAAAAATGCCAGATGAAGAAGAATACTTTAGAAATATTGTAAGACAAAGAGCAAAAACTTTAACATCATCACAATTAGATACTTACGTTAATGGCAGATTAGGATTAGTTGTTGACGCAACAGGTAGAGATTATAATGTAATAAACAGACAAGTAAATGCTTGTAAAGTATTAGGATATGATTGTTATATGATATTTGTAAACACAAGTTTAGATGTTGCTCTACAAAGAAACTTAATTAGAAGTAGATCAATACCTGAATATGTTGTTAAGAATAGTTGGAACACTGTACAACAAAATATAGGTAAGTTTCAATATCTATTCGGTAGATCAAACATGGCAATCATAGATAATAATAAAAGTGACCAAGAGTTAGTTACTGACACATTAAGAAGAGCCTCTAACTTTGTTAGATCAAACTTAATGAGAAAACCAAATAATATAATTGCTAAGACTTGGATAGCAAAAGAATTACAAATGAAAAGATTAGGAATAAAATAATGTATTTTTCAGAAAGTATCATAGACATTCCTAGAAAAACATACGCTAAAGGTGTGTTTGATAATGCTGATACTGAAAATCCTAAATTAAAAGCTGGTGTTATTGCTATGATTAAAAAACAAATAGCACAGTTTGAAAAATATGCTCCTGTTGAAAAGTTTTCACTAATAGGTTCTATCTTAACTAAAAGATATAGAGAAGACGCAGACTTAGACATCAATGTATTATTTGATGTGGCACCTGCTGATAGAGAACCTATGAGAAAAGCACTCGCAAAAAATTTAAAAGATATAAACGGTAAACTTGTACCAGGTACACAACACCCTATTAATTATTTTGTTATCACTGATCCTGAACTAAAGAAAAAAAATGATGATATGGCAGATGGTGTATTTGATGTAGAAGAAAACAAGTTTACTAGAAGACCTGAAGATCAAACTTTTGATCCTGAAAAGTATGAGGCAGAGTTTCAAAAAAGAGTTAGAGAATTAGATATTGTACAAGGCGAATTAAAAAGAGATTTAGTTGATTATAAAGAGTTGACTGAACTATCAGATGATGATATATTAAATTTACAAGAACTAATAGGTAAAAAATTATATGAGATAGAAGACAGTATCAAAACTTTAGTTGATATTGGCGATGAAGTATTTAAACAAAGACAAGACGCATTTGCTAATGACATGTCACCAGATGAAATAAAATTATTTGGTAAAAAACATAAGTTGCCTAAAAATGTTGTTTACAAATACTTAGAAAAGTATCATTATATAAAAATGTATAAAAAATTAAAAGAAATATTAGAAGATGGTAAAGTTACAGATGATGAGATTGATTCTATGGACGAGGCACCTAGAAAAACAATCGCATTTACATTCGGTAGATTTAATCCACCTACAATAGGGCATGAGAAGTTAATTAAAAAAGTAAAAAGTATATCAGCAAATGATTACAGAATATTTTTAAGTAGAAGTGAAGACCCTAAAAAGAATCCTTTATCACCTAGACAAAAACTAGACGTGATGAAAAAGATGTTTCCTCAATATGCTAGTAAGATAATGTTAAATCCTACTAACATGATATTAGATATTGCTACTAGTTTACATAAAAAAGGTTTTACAGAAATCTTTATGGTAGTAGGTAGTGATAGAGTTAGAGAGTTTGAAACAATCTTAAACAAATACAATGATGTTAAAAGCAGACATGGTTATTATAATTTTGATAATATAAATGTAGTATCTGCTGGCGAAAGAGATCCAGACGCTGAAGGTGCTATGGGTATGAGTGCTAGTAAGATGAGAGACGCTGCTTCAAAAGGAAACATTAGTAAATTTAAACAAGGATTACCTACATCATACAGAGACGCAGAGGGTTTAATGAAACAAGTTAGACAAGGCATGAAACTGGCTGCTTCACTAGATTATAGTTTAGGTTATAATTATAAACCTATAGCTAGTTTAGAAGAATTTGAACAAAATCAAGTAAGAGACCTATATGTAAGAGAACAAATTTTTAATATAGGCGACAAAATTAACAACATAAAAGAAGATATAACAGGCAAAGTTGTAAGACGTGGTACTAATTACATTGTTGTAGAAGACAATGAAAATAATTTACACAAGTCTTGGATATGGGATTGTGTGCCAGTTGCTTCAGACAGAGAGGTAGAAGTGAGAGAATATAATTTAGACGTTGATTACGGCTTCCAAGCTGTATCAGAAAAAGAAGAAAAAGCAGGACATTCAAAAAGACTACCACAAGATAAATCAATAGGTAGTAAAAAAGGTTCTCAACCTAAGAAATATTATAGTGGTTTGAAAAAAGATACTAAAGGTAAACGAGACGCTTTCTTTAAGAAACAAGATACAACAGATGATAGTCCATCATCATATAAGGCAGCGCCAGGTGATAAAGACGCTAAAACAAAAACTAGTAAACATACTAAGAAATTTAAACAAATGTATGGCGAAACTTCAATGAATGAGGCTTGTTGGAAAGGCTACAAACAAGTTGGTATGAAAAACAAAGGCGGAAAACAAGTGCCTAATTGTGTACCAGAAAGTATGAGTTTAGAAGACGCAAAACAAGTTGAAGGTTATGTATCAGAATCTTACGAGATAGGTGCTGATTACGCTAATCACGCCAAAGAAATTACACCAGGTGAGACAGCAAATGCTACACCTGTAGACTCTAAAGAACGTGGTAAAGTAGTCAAAAAAACTAACGATCCTGCTGTATCTAAAAAAGATATACATGAATGGTCAGTTTCGGATGCTGTTTTAGATAAATATAAGACTAGATACAAAGAACAATGGCGTTCTAAACTAGACGAAGTTGTTGATAAAATGATGAAAAAATTGGAGATTGACAACAATGCCTAGACTTGATAAATTTATACAAGATATATTAGAAAATACGCCACACGAAGGACAATTTGATAAGATGAAAACGTTTAAAGAAGTTAAAAGTAATTTAAAAGAAGCAGTAGCAACTAAAACTCATTTACAGTATATTAGAGCTAAGACTGCTGGTAATAATCACTTTGAAGCAAGACGATACATAGCTGATCAAATTTTAAGAGATAGTAAATTAGCAATGGCTTATAAATCATTAGAAGTTATACATGACACTTATGGTAGAATTATAGGTAATGACGCTGTTCAAATAAGACAGAGATTAGAAAAAATGCTAATGTCAGATTTAAAAAGAAAAGTCTCTAATTGGGACGAAGTACACTCAGCGTTATAGGAGATAACATGAATAGTAGATATAGAAAAACACTTACTCAATCTTTACAAGAAGTTAAGATTAGAAGTCTTTACATGAAAGGTAAAGAAAAAGATAGTATTGAAGTCATAGCTAAAAAATTAGGTATGTCAATCTCAGACGTTAAAAAACTTATGGGTGAAGCTGACTTATCAAAAGGTCAAATTAAAAAAGTACATAAGATGGCAGATGACTTGCCTAAAAAAGATTTCAAAGATAGATATGGTAAAGAAAAAGGCGATGCTGTTAGATATGCTACAGCAACAAATATTATTAAGAAAAAAGAAGGTGTCAAAGAAGAAGACTTAGAAGAAGTAAACGAAACACCTCAAGGATTTGCGTTAGTACAAAAAGCAAAAGAGATTGCTAAAAAAATGGCAGGTAGTTACACCAATGCTGTAAAAGAAATAGAAAAATTACAAAAAGGTTTATCTGACAACTCGTCTGTTAAAGACGCTTTAATGAAAGCTAACGAAAGTTTAGAAGAAAAAATTAAACCATTTATGATTTCTTACAGTAAACACGGACAACATGCTGGGTTTAAAGACGCAGATAGTTTACCAGAAATACAAAAGATGGCACAAGATTTAAAAAGTAGAGGTTTTACTATTGATAAAATGGGTAGATATAATCCACCTGTTAAAGAAGAAAACTTACAAGAGTTTAGTAGATCACAATTAGATACTTTATCAAAACAGTATGCTGATTTAAAAGGCAAAACAATGTCATTAGATCAGGCAAATAAATTAAGAAAAATATTTGACAGAATACCTGACGCATTTTTAAATGATTTAAGAAAGAAAAAAATACCTTTCTTATCTGGCTTGGCATTATCTCGTATGATACAAAAGAAAATGCCAGTTAGAGAACAACTAGAAGAAAAAAAATTAATGGTCAAAAAGGGCGACAAAGTTAGAGAGATTAACGACTTTGAATGGCGTACTTATTCACAAATGGGCTATAAACTAATAGGGAAAGACGGAGACGTTATGAAAGAAGATAGATATGCTGGCGCTAGAAGTTTAGTAGAAACTATTAAAGGTTTACAAAACAAAGCTAAAAAAACAGGTATGCCTTATTCAATATTAAAAAAAGTATACGATAGAGGTATGGCTGCTTGGAAAGGCGGACATAGACCAGGTGCTAGCCAACAACAATGGGCGTTTGCTAGAGTAAATAGTTTTGTAACTAAATCATCTGGTACATGGGGTGGGGCAGATAAAGACCTTGCCGCTAAAGTCAAAGGGAGTAAAAAATAATGAGTGAAAAATATTTAAGAACAAAAGATGGTTCTATTGAGGCTGCTGTAGTAAAATCAGTATATACACCTAAAGACGAACCAAAAAAAGAAGATAAAGAATACAAAACATCATCATACTTTGGTACAAAAGAAGGTTCAGTTGGTGACGCTTTCAATAAAGTAATGAACGAAGGTTTATCTGCTGGTCAGAAAAAATTACCACCTGCTTTACAAAAAGCTATTCTTAAAAAAATGAAGAATGAAAAACTTTCAGGTGGACAAAAGAAATTAGATAAAGATAAAGATGGTGATATAGACGGAAAAGATTTTGCTATGTTAAGAAAGTCTAAAAAAGAAGACGTATCTGACATGAACAAAAAGAAACATGCTGCTTATAAAGACCCTAAAAGAGGCGAACATGATGTAGTTGATCCTAAACCTAAATTAGAGGACGCAGTAAGAAATGTATGGCAAAAAGCTGGCGATGAGTTAGAAGAAACTAAAGATAAAGCTCAATATATGAAAACACCTCCTGCCAAAACAGATGTTTCTACTGATACTGAATCTGAACAAGATAACGATAAAGTTAAAAAGTTAAAGATCAAACTAGATAAAGAAAAAGATACAGACGCTTTAGAAAAACAGAATATAACTTTACAAGGTCAAGTTGAGTTGTTAAAACAAAAACTTGAAAATGAAAAAAACAAAGCTATAAAACCAGAACCTAATCCTGAAACAGGTGAGATACCTTTAACAGTTGGTGTCGCTTACAAAGCTCTTAGAGATAAGATGAAAAAAGAAGAAGTAAAAGACAATCCAGATATTGTTGATGACAACGAAACAAAAAAAGAGAAATCAAAAGGTAAAGCGTTAACTGGTTCACCAAAGACAGTAGTTGACACGGATCCTAAAGTTGATTATAAGAACTAGTGAAACGAATATATTGCGACATGGACGGAGTCCTATGCGACTTCAAAAAAAAAGCTGAGCAAGTAGTAGGTATACCTATTACTCAATGGTCGCATAAATCTAAAGCAGAAAAATGGGATCCCATAAAGAACACCAGAACATTTTGGTCTGAATTACCTTGGCAACCAGGTGGTCGTACATTATGGACTTATATCAAAAGATTTAATCCTCACATTTTATCGGCACATGTAGAAGAAGTAAACGATCCTAACTGTAAACCAGGGAAGTTAAGATGGTGTCAAAAAAACATTAGTTTAGGTCAAAATAGAGTAAATCTAGTCAAAAGAGTACAAAAACAAAACTATGCTAAATTTGGTGGTGAACCTGCTATTTTAATAGACGATTATAAGAAAAATACAGATCAATTTACTGCTAGAGGTGGTATAGGAATACTACATACCACACCACAAAACACAATCGCACAACTAAAAAAACTCGGTTTTAAGTAGTCTCCATTATAAATAGTAATACAAAATTAATAAAGTGAGTACCATTAACAATAATTAAGGGGAGAGAATACTATGTCAAGTTGGACAACAGCCGATTCAGCAGCAGGAGCACCATTATGGGCTTGTGCTAGTGTTAAATTGGCACCATCATCAGCGAA